AAAATGGTTGATTATAAAGCTGATGAACACGGACTGTGGATTAAAGCACAGATTCCCAGTGAAGTTGGCGATATTTACAAGTTGATCAAAAAGGGTATATTAAGCGCATTTAGTATTGGGTTTAGGGTCAAGGATGCTGAGTATGAGCAGGCCAGTGAAACCTTTATGATTAAAGACTTAGAACTGCACGAAATCAGTGTAGTTAGTGTACCTGCAAATCAAAACACATTATTTAGTTTAGCCAAGGCATTTGATAGTGCCCAAGAGTTCGAGTTATTTAAACAGCAATTTGCCGATGTTAGCGAATCAGCTAAAGGGCTAGAGTCCTCTACAAACGCAAATAGCGAAACCAAAAAGGAATGGAACATGGATCCAAAAGAGTTAGAAAAATTATTGGCCGACGCTGCTGCTAAGGCTGCTGCTGAAACAGCACGTGCTGTTGTAGAGGCTCAAACTAAAGCTGCTGAAGAAGCACAGCGCAAAGCTGATGAAGAAGCACAGCTACAAGCTAAGATCAAAGCTGCTGTTAGCGCAGTTCAAACAGTTGACACAGGTGCAGAAAAGCTATTAGCTGAAGTTGAAAAGCGCCTAGCCGAGCAAGCCGACAGCCACAAGAGCGCTCTAGAAGGTCTAGAGAGTGCACTACGTGAAAAAGCTGCTGAGCTAGAAGCTATTCAAAAGAGCCGTATGCAGTTTAGTGATGTTAAGAGCAGCGACGGTGGTCCTACATACTCAGAAAAAGAAGCTGCTGTGTTTATCAGCAAGATCACCAAGAAGCCCATCGAAGAAACCAAGTATGCCAAGAGCCTAGTACAAAAGTACGCTAGTGGCGGTACAGCTGGTGCTGCTGGTAGTGGCGGTGGAGCAGGTGGTGCAGTTCGCTTACCAGGTCAAACTTGGGAACTAGAAGTTAGCACCAACATGGAAAACGAGATTCGTCGTCAGCTAGTTGTTGCTGGTACAATCCGTCAGATCGCTATGCCACAGCCTTTCATGAAGCTGCCTATCAATCCAGATGCTGGTGCTGATGCAACCTGGGTAGCAAACAGTGATTTTGGTGCTGCAGCTAGTAGCGGTACAGCTCGTACACATGCGCTAAAGGACATTGAAATCAGCAGCGCTAAACTAGCAACCAAAGAGTATATCGCCTTTGAAGAAGAGGAAGATGGTCTTATCGCTCTAGTACCTATCATCCGTGACGCAATCACACGTCGTATGGCTAAGACACTAGACAAGTCTATGCTACTAGGTAACGACGTTGGTGCTACAACATATGCTGCCGGTATTAACGGTCTAGCATTTTACGATGGTGCTGCTAGTGCAAGTCCTACAGTTGCAGTTGGTGCCAAGCTAACATTTACACAATTCCAAGCTGCACGTCGTGCACTAGGTGTTTGGGGTCTAGAGCCCAGCGAACTAATCATGTTCGTTAGCCAGGCCGCTTACTATGACTTACTAGAAGATGCTACTTTCCAGAGCACAGACAAGATCAGTGAGTCACGCAACACATTAATTACTGGTCAAGTTGGTTTAATCGCTCAAACTCCAGTTGTTGTTAGCGCACAAATGACTGGTACAGCTGCTAACGATGTACTAGCTGTTATGGTTAACCCACGCAACTTCGTTGTTGGTAACCATCGTGCAGTGGTGTTGTTGCAGTTCGTTACGTTTAATTAAACTTAGGCAGGGTTCACACGAGCCCTGTCTCTAAAGTCTAGCGTGCTAGTCTTTAGAGACACAGGAGGATTTATGGCTGACCTAATTACTAGAACGGAGTATAAAAACTATCTAGGAATTACTACTACAAATAAAGATCAAGAAATTGACTTATTAATTCCTAAAGTTAGTCAGTTAGTAAAAACCTACTGCCGCAGAAATTTTACTGACTACTATGATGAAAGTAAAACAGAATATTTTGATGGCGGATTTGACAAACTTATACTAAAAGAAACACCTGTTGTTAACATAGCAGAAGTTAGTAAAAGTGTAGACTATGGTCAAACTTATACTAAACTTGTAAAATTTACAGACTGGGTGCCTGATGGTGATACAGTTAGAGCTATTAGCAATGGTGGCTGGTTCTTAGAATACTTACGTGGTTATCGTGTAACGTACACAGCAGGTTATGAAACCGTACCAGAAGATCTTAAACTAGCTGTGCTTGATCTTGTAGAATACTACTCAAAGAATAATAGCGCAGTACACGTAAACCGCGATGTAACGCCCAATGTAACGCAAATACAGTATGTAGCTACTACAAATTTTCCGTCGCATATTAAACGTGTTTTAGATCAGTATATGGCAGATTATGCTTAAATCTACACAAACTGCTGATGTAGAGTTTATAGGTGATTTACCAAAAGAATTATTAAATACAATAGGAAAATACACTAAACAAGATAACGAGTACACAGACACTAGGTTGTTTGAGCGAAAAAATCTTGAATTTAGAACAATTGTAGATAACGTATTTCCTACAATGTTAATTCTTGACTATAACAATATAGCCAAAGAATTAAAAAAGTATAATGATGTTACCAAATCACTAAAAGAAACATTAGGTGATCGCTACGACCCTAAACTGGAAAAAGATTACAGTCAAAACAAGCTCAGTGACAAAGAAGTAGAACTAATAGTTAAAATTATTCGCGATGCTGCTAAAAATTACGCAGAAAAATCACTGGGTGTAACACAGCGAAACTTGTTGCGACAAATAAATACTATTGTAACCTATGACAAGGAATATAATACAGTACTGCAAGGATTAAATGAGCTGTTTGTTGACGTACTATATCTTAGCGATGCCAGTGGTCCTAGCAGAGACGTGTTCTTGTACAGTAATTTTGAACTGTTAACCAGAGGGTTTACCAGAGAACTTAATAAAGTAATCAGCCTTAACCCAGTAAAAGGTGTACAAAGTATAAGTCAATTACTAGACTATGGACATACTGCCGTAGGCTATCAAGACAGTGAAAATAGTATTAAGCTGCAGTTTAATAGCCCCAAAGTTATAAACATTATATTTGATGTTATAAGTGATACTAGTGGTAGTACACAGGGTCTAGCAGCAGCACAACAAGCCAGTGTAAATTTTATACAGCAAACCGGCCAAATAGAAGAATACATAACCATAGAAAAAGAGTTTAGCGAAGGCTTTGTAAAAGTTTTTGTTAGTATTGGTGGCAATATAGTTAGATTTGAAAATAGTGTAGTTAATCAACGACGCGGCAGTATACTAGAGCGCAATATTAACACGCTGTCAAACACCAAAACACTACAAAAATTAGCTACCCTAATAGGCAGTGTAGGTGGTAGTATTGCACAAAGCGTAAAAGGCTACTTACTTAGAGGACGCAGTTCTCCTAGTGTGCTAGACCACATAACAAATAGTATTATGGCAGCCATACGTGGCCAAAAGATCTCACAAGTTAAAACAGCAGTTAGTAAGTCTAATAAAACTAAAATAGCCAAACAAGTTCCTGTAATTAGTGGATTTACTAGTGGTGTTAAAAAACTTAAGCGCCCAGCTAAATTAGCAGAAAAATCTGCACCACTATTATCTGGCGTAGTATCGCAAGAAAATAAATTACTAGCACTACAAAACTTGTTAGACGCTAACCTAGTACAAACTGTTAAACAGAATATGGGCACAGGCAGTCGCCGTGACATACTTAACCTGCGCAGCGGTAGATTTGCTGAAAGTGTAGCTGTACAGCGACTAACAGAGGGTAGAGCCGGTATGATTACTGCATACTATGATTACATGCGCTATCCTTATGCAACATTTAGTGCCGGTGGTAAACAAGAGTCGCCGCGTAGTAGAGACCCTAAACTGCTAATCAGCAAAAGTATACGCGAAGTAGCAGCACAGGCCAAGATAACAAGATTAAGGGCCGTATTAGTATGAGCAGAAGAACTAGTATAGTCAAGGCCCTTGCCGAACGACTAAAAACCATAGATGGTACACCTCCATATACAACTAACTTACAAGATCAATGTTTTGCCAAGCTAAAGTTCTGGGATGAAGTCAACGACTTTCCCAGTGTATATTTAAGCCCTGGCACTGAACTGCGTGAATACCATCCAGCAGATTTTGCCTGGGGCATGCTTGGTGTATGTGTAAAAGTATAC